CACAGGTTACGACAGGTTTATCTTCGGCAAGCATACCCCAGAACGTGCCATCGGGGATAATCATGTCATCTTCCACAAATAATAAATGGGTAATCGACCCATCTGCCAAAGCTTGGTTGGTTGGTATCTCAAAACACTCAGGGATTGGGCGTTTGTGCGAAAAGAATATCTTGTGGTTGATGTCTTTGGCGTTGCGGAGAATATCCTCTGCGCTGCGGGAGAACATAAGCCCCCTTGATGGAATGATGATAGCAACCTTACTCATCAAACAACTCCTCAATCTCGGCAATCGTATCTTTGTGGCTGTTGAAGCGATACCAGCAGTTACCTTTTCGCATTATGTACAGGAATGTATCGTCAATCTTGATGGCTTGTATCATTTCACCCTCTCAAACTGCCGTCCGTCGTTCAAAAACGGTTGATTATCTTTGTCGTAGCTAATGAACGGTGGTATCTCTGTCCAGAACTTCACGTTGCGTACTCGGTTGAGCGCACCTTTGAACATCTCGACATTTCTTGCGTCTACCAAGCCGGACACAATATCTTTGCCGACTTCGGTTAGTTCGTTTATCTCATGCACACCGTTGTTGGTATGTTTGCGGCCAAGCCTGACTAGCTTTCTTTGACCGCCGGTTTGCGCCATCACCTTGATGGGTATGCCAGCGGAGTACAAGATAAGCCCAAAGTTCAGGTCGTGGAGACCGTAATAGACCTTGTCTAGTTTGCGTGGCCAGAAGTGAATGGTGTCCTTGTCGATGAATGGATCAAACGTCTGGTCAGTGCGCCATATTGGTTTGGGTATGCTTTCGAGTACGTGGCGAGCGACAAGTAGGAAGCCTGTGCCAGTCCAGAACGCCATGCCGTCAGGGTCATGGAGTACGGTTGAATCTCCGTTCTGCCTGAATGGGTAGTCCATCGCCACAACTGGGTAGTTCTGGTCAAACATGCGCTTAAGTATGCCCTTAGGAAGCTTCATGTCATCCTCAACTATTAGTACGGCATAGTTGTTTTCATCTGCCAATGCTTCTTCGGTAGGAATATTGAAACAGTCAGGGAGTGAACGCTCGTGTGACCAGTAAATGTTGAACTTAAAATCCTCAAGCTCCCTTAGAAGCTCCTCAAAAGTTTCACTCATCATCAACCCCCTTGAGGGCAAGACTACTGCTAGTGTATCTGGTTCAACCATGCGAACTCTCCAAACAGTCTTTTAGCTGCGTCGTTGTAGGCTTTTGCGGCTTTTTGTTTGTCGTCAAAGAAACCTAGATGTATTTGCTTCTTATCTTTCTGTATGTATGCCCTCCACTTAGCAACCCGTTTGTTGAAACTCACCCCCTTGAAGCCGGAGGAGTTGTCTGTCCTTTTCTTAACATTAGCTCGGTTCTCACTTTTGGTTGCAAAACGCAGGTTAACCCGCCTATTGTCTAGCCCGTTTTGGTTTATGTGGTCAACCTCACAGTCGGGCTTGCTCCCCATCAGTAAGCCATGCATAGTAACTTCACCTTCTAGTGTACTGTGGATTGCATACCAGTTACCCTTGCTGAATCTAGCCTGCCACTTGTAACAAGCAACCTTATTAAGGTCATCAATGTCTAGCGTAGCGAACTTTCCTTTTGTAAGCGGCCACTTGACAACGTAGTTGTCCATGTTATCCCTCGGCTTCTAGTTCCTTAATAAGTGTATCAACGGTGTTTATGCCACCAGCAAACTGTCGAACAGCGTTCTTGTGTTCAACGATGTTGTTGTTGCCTTTCATGGCAAGTGCTTCGATAGGGTCTTTTTGGAGACGTAGAGCGTGGAGAATGTTTACTCGCTCGCGCCAGATACCGTTTAATAATTCCTCGCGTTGTGCTTGCAAGAACGCAAGCTTGCGATCTACTGGGAGTTCGTGAACCTCTGACAGGTCAAACTCTTTTACTATTTCTTTATCTTCTGACAAGGGGCTGTAAGTCTTTGGCATGTGATACCTATAGACTCGTCGTGTGTACTTGGATTATACCAAAGTGTACTAATAAAAGCTACGATAATTTAAAAAGAACGAGCTATCGGTTCTGGGAGCGACGGCTTTCTCGCCCCCATAACAAACTCACCATATAATTCCACTTCTTTATCGCGACGCGCCAAAGCTGCGGCCTCTAGTGTTTGGTAGGTGCCGATGTGCTGTTTTTTACCACTTATATAATACTGGGCTACGAACCGGCCATTCCGTTTGTCAACAACCACCCCCTTAACGCCAGTTGTATTGTCTGACCTAAGTCTAGCGTTTGATGCGTTTAGTGATGGGGTGCATAACCTGAGATTAGCCCTGCGACAATCTAGTGGGTGACGGTTTATGTGGTCAACGTGTTCAGTGGGGAGTAACTCTCTGCCGAGCTTCCTTGACATGACGTACCGGTGGAGTGTTACGACCGGCTTATTTTTAACTTTACGGCACGCGTAGCCGTTTGACCCACAATACCACTTAATACCAGTGTCATCTACATTATCCACGATAGCAACCTGACCCCTGGTAAGTTGTAACGATTTCATAATACCATTATACCACGTCTACTAAACAAAAAGGACTCCCGTAGGAGTCCAGATTGTGCAGAGGCTTTTGAATACTAGTGTTTTAGAGTAAAACCAAAGCCGCTTCGGAGCTGTTTCAGACCGAATAATACATCGACTGTAACGAGCCAACCTAGGTGCTCTTGTTTGTACTGAGCCTGAGTTCGTGGTTCCTGCTGCATGGCGATTGCAAATGCTTCCTTGTGGAAGAACAAGCTAGAGTACTCATCAGTTGCTGTGTCTAGGTAGACAAGGTTCTGTGACATGAATACTTCTGCGCCATAGATTTCACCAATCTTACCGTTCTTAATGCTGTTGGCACTTCCGCCGACACCAAGAGCGTCGTAACGAACGTACTTATCAATAGCAAGAAGTTCAGCTTCACCCTTAGGGTGAACAACGATAGAGCGATCAGAGCGTGGAGCTTTGTTTTCGCTAAGGTATCGGTTCACTGTCAGGATAAGGTTATCGTTCAAAGCTGTGCCGTATGCACCGTAGCCGGTAAAAGCAGATGTCATAGCGGTTGCGATGATAGAGTCAACCTTTTCAGCAATAGCGTAAGCTGCTGCTTGTGTGTAGTCGCTACGAGTAGCGTAGTTACTTTGTGTTGCAACCAAGTCCTCAACCAAGAACGATGATTCGTAGTGTTGGTCAAGTGTAATGGTTGTTTTAGTTTCTGTGTTGTAGTTTAGGGTAACGACAGTGTTCTGCGCCTTGAGGTTAGCAGTAATGGCAGAGACGTTTGGAATTTCCAAAGTCTGTCCACCGGCCTTAACGTCTTGGTCGTAGTGCTTGATGAGTGGAAGAAGAACCAGGTTCTCTTTTGCAAACATCAAAACTTCTTTTGACCATACGTTCGGGCGGAATACTGAACCAGCGGTTGCGCCGATGTTCACGTTACCGGAGTTAAATGCACCAGTTGTCATGTGAGGCTTCCTTTTCTATGGTTAGTGTTAGCCAGCCATAGCAGCATTGATTTCAGGTAGACGCTTTCGGTACTCCTCAGGAGACATAGACGCTACCATCTGATCGACGTTTTGCGCGGTAATTTTGTTAGACTGCGAAGTTGCAGTAACAGCACTACCTCGCGGGACGGCTGCTTGCTGTTTCTGGGCTAAGGATTCGAGTGCTTCTCGCTTCCCCTGTGACCTAACAGAATCAACTCCACCAGAATTAACCACCGCCAGTGCGTAGAGGCTTTCTAGGTCTCCTGCAAGGTGAGGTTTCTGCTGTAGTTCTGCCACCATAGCTTGTTCAAACTGTTTGGCTTCTGGCTTTGCGTCAAAGAAATCTCTCACGCCGAGCCTCGTCTTTATACGGGCTACTTCTAGCCTGTCGTTGTCGGTAAAGCCAATAGCTTCCGCTTCTTCGGTAATACCCTGGTCTATGGCCTTTTCAAGCTCGGAAGCTTTCTGTGCCTTAGAGTGCATTGCCTTTTCTGCGTTACGCGCCATTTCAGCAACTTTCTCAATAGCTTCTGGAGAACTAGGGTCTACACCCTTTTTCTTCAACCACTCAGCGGTAGAGTTGTCATCCTTGGATGGCTCTGCGTCTTGTGATGCATCTTGAGAGGGTTCGTCGGTGGCTTGTACCGCCTCAGCCGTATCCGTTGTCTCCGGTTCTGGGATAGCCATGCCCTGGTCGTTTATTGCAACGCCATTGATGTTTTGCCCGCCGGTTTCAACGGTGGATTCGGTTGTGGTATTTTCGTCCATCGTGTAACCTTTCTGTTAAAGTCCCATGCCCATAGGAGGGAGCGAGTAACACAGACGAGTACTTTTCTTAATTATTAAGATAAAACCCCTCACTCTCTCCTACGGTTGTGCGACTAACCTCTAGGCTTTACCTCCGTTTTTATTACGTTATCTATAAGGTCAATAATCTCTCGGTTGCCTTTAGATCGGCTCAAGTAGTCAAGGCTGTTGCTGTCCATCGCTTTACCGACGTTCGCATCAATCACGCCATAAGCCGACTTCATAAACTCTTGCCCTGCATCGGTCTTGAGGAAGAACTGCTTGTATGCGTCTCGCTGTTGCTGGAGGGTCATACCATCATCTCCTCTGGGATTGGTTCACCGGTTATCGGGTCAATCAATATGCCGGTCTCTGGGTCAACGATTGGCTCCATAAGCTCAGGTGGTATATCTTGAGGCATCTCAGGTGGCATCTCAGGCATTGGCGGCATAGCACCCATTTCAGGTGGGAGTGCGCCCATTTCTGGTGGCATACCCTCAGGAGGCATTTGTTCCATTGGTGGCTGTTCTTGCACCAACATACCCACTTCGTCAGGGTCAAGGTTGAATGACTTAGATAGCACCATTTTCTTGAGTTCTACTTGGTTAATTTCTGGGTCGTTTAGGAATGCAGCAAGCAACTCCTTGGCTTCTGATGCTTCACGCTGTCGTTTGTTCTCGATAGTGATGTCAAGCTGGACTCGTGGCTCGTAATCGCCCTGGAAGTCTTTAGGGTCAAACTCCTCCCACTTTGCGCCGTCCTTGCCCATGATTCGCACCATAGTTGGCTCAGTGACGTAGAGCTTAATCATTTCAAAGACAATCTTTGCAAGGCGGTTGAACCCCTCGTTCTCTACTTGCGTGACCTTTAAGCCTAGGCGTTGTCCTGCCCCGGCAATTTGTGCGTTAATCTCGGTAGCGGTAGCCTGTGAATCTTGGCTAACACCCCTAACAACCTCGTTTGAGGCGGTAGTTTCTCGTATCTCGTTCTTGAGGTTCATACGCTCGTTGAATGCGTCTGGTGGGATTGGTCGCTGCTGGATAGGGCTTAATGCACCCGGCTCGGCTAGGTATACAGCACCAGGTAAGTTCTCAATCTCGTTCAATAAGTGCGCGTAGTTAGGTGACAGGGTGTACATCTGGTTCAAGGTGAACGTGATGCTGTCAATGTTCTGATTCGTGATGTCGTTCAGGAGTTCCTGTTCCTCAGAGATGAAGTCAACCTCTCCTTTGGCATAGAACAGTGACTCATCAACGTAGTCGCGTAGGCAAGAGAATGGCATGATTCCCTCTGGGTATTTGTCACCCTGCTTGCGAGCCTGTGTCTTGTAGTAGTTCTCTGCGTCCTCGATGACAACAGAGCGGTTAGCGATAGAGATAACTTTGTCGCATGTCCAGTATTCAATAACCTCAACCTGTTCATCTTCTGGGTTCGATGTGGTCGAGCCGTAGAACATGTCTTTTTCTTGCTTATCAGTGTTGTCACCTTTGACACCGGCGTTTATCTTGTCGATGTTCTGGTACTTCGGCTTCATCTGGTAGTTGCCGTCAGCGTCTTGCTTGCCCTCAAGGTCTACTACCTCAAAGCTTTTCAGCTCGTCTTTGGTTGTCAGGTAGCGTCGACCCATGTATCGGGCGTTCTCAAGCGTGGTAGCCATTGGGTCGATGAAGAAGTCTCGGATCGGCACGTTTATCATGACCGGGTGGTCTATATCCCAGTACAGGTAGACAACTGATGTACCAAGCATGAGGAATGTTCGCCCCCAGCTAATAACCTTGATGTTCCATTGGTCTTTGTCCCAGTAGTAATCAAGCAAGCCGTTTAGAATCTCAGTCTCTTGGTCAGCCTTTTCTTGTGGTGGCGTGTAGTTGAACTTAGGTTTTGCACCAAAAAGAGCCTATGTCATCGTCTCAATGGTCGAGAACGTCATCGGCACGAATGTATCGGTGATACCTGTGTAGCCTCGCTTGGTACGAGTGTTGTTATACAGCGAGTAGTTGTTGTTCCAGCGTGAATGCCACGACCCTTGAGCGTACTCCCATGCTGAATTGAAGTCTTTTATGACTGTTTCTAGGGTCGGGTCAGATTTTTTAGGAGAGGAGTTTGTCTTGCGAGCCACGATTGTTCTCGTGACCACATGCCTTATCCGCGATTATAGCATGTCCGGTTTGGATTTCCTAGAGTGATACAATAAAAGCACGTGTGTAAGCTGCTCGTCTGGGGACTGGAGGGCATGTGGTACTTTTGTTAAATACTACGCCAGTCCCCGGATCAGTAGCCTACGCCATGCTTCCTCCTCATCATGTCTTGTGGTTTGTAGACGTGTCCGGTCTGCAACAACGGCTTAGGGTCTGACAATGCAAGTGTTTGGAATGCGTCAACACCATGCGAACTCCAATCATGGTATGGTTGGTTCTTGTAGACTTTACGCTTCTCATCAAACTCTTTGTGGTAGTTGGTCAGTGCGTCACGCCCCTTTTCAGTCTTGTCTTTATCGAACCAGCAGCGAGACATCAGGTTTCTAATAGCGTCTATGCCCTCATCCTTGCGAGCAGGGCGTTTGACCGTCTCAAAGTTGATACCAAGTGACCGGGCGGTTTCTTTACGTGATATGCCTGTAGCAAGCTCTCTGACTTCTATGTCGTGTGGGGCGTAGTGCTTTCCGTAAGTGTAGCCCTTAGAGTTTAGGATGTTGATGTAGTACGATAAGCCCTCTCCGTTGTCCTCAACGTAATCTATCAGCCGGACTTCTCGGTTCTGCATCTGCACAAACCAGATAGTTGTTGAGTCATCTATGCCCAAGTCCCAATAAGTATTGACGGTCAGCATAGACTCATAGGGGATATTGGTAACACGTCCGTCCTGCTCTGCTCTGTCCATGTGTACCGCAAAGTATGCCCCTTGGATTGGTGCGTCAAAGCTTGTCATAAACTCTTGGTCGTAGAGTTGGTAGTCACCGTACAGCTCAAAGTACTCTTGGCGTATCTTTTCTAGCTCATCATCAGAGAACACGCCACACTGTTTGGCATTGAGGTGCGACACATACCATTCAGGGTTGCTCTGGGCAGATTCAAGAAGCCTCAGCCCATGATTCTTGCCACGTGGGGTCATATTGAACCACGCGAAGCCACCGTTCTCCGCCAGAATAGGGTAGATGTAACCCCAGACCATAGGGTCTATGAGTGAGTATTCAGAGAACACCACACCCACCGGGTTTGTACCCACAATCCTGTCGATATCCGCCGCACCCACAATTTGTATGATTGAGCCATTCACCAGCTCTATTTTCATTTCAGTCGCGTTACGAGATTTGATTATTTCTTTGGGGACGTGATCTATGGTTCTCAGACCATCTTTGTCTATGTTGTCCCATAAGGCTTTGCGACCTTGGTTATACTCTGGGAAGATGTAGTAGTAGTTGCCGGTACGTTCTACGGCTTTCTTAATAAGGGCGTTGAAACAGGTTTTGTCTTTACCATGACGGCGCGGCCAAGTCAGCAGCGCACGTTGGATGCCTGAGTCTATAGCTTTGAAGAATCCAAGCTGATAGGGTCGTGGTGTGAATCTATACGGAATCGTTAGTGTCGGCACTCTTGTAGTCCACCGTTTGTATGGTTATATTGCCAGTAATGTTCTGCTCTTGCTTCTCGCTAAACTCTATGTCTGATTTGGCAACAAACTTAGCAGTATCTTGTGCTAGCTTTATGTCATCACCATCAAGTGTTTTGTTCAGTACTTTCTTAGCTTTCTTGACTAATTCGTCTTTTGTGACTTCCCCTACATGACCCGACATCCAGTCTCGTTCGCTTTTCCTGAAGTTATCAGCGTAAGATTCGCTGTAACCAGCCTTTAGCGCACTTTGGTAAATGTTATTGAAAGTCTCTGTTCCTGGCTTTAGGTAATACTCTAGGAATAAGGCTTGTCTTGGGTCTAGTGACTCTTTGTCTGCCATCACAGTACTCCATTGGATAATGTCTGAAAGTTCTCGTTATAAAGTGCGGTATTCTCTAGCACGATCCTGCCAATAGCTTGTGGGTGGTTGCAGGTTTCCCTTTCGGCTTTTAGGACTGCTTCTATTGCTTCTGGTTCTAGTTCACGCATTTTGTACCTCCCTATAATATTCATGCACTAGCATTTTTGTCGTTGTCCCGTCTGTGTCGTATGGAACGTGCTGTATCTTTTTCCAGAGCCAATCTCTTAGGTTTTCGGGCATTGAGTCTAGTATTTCTCCCTTGGTTATCAAACCGAGGCTTATATCTCTTTTATACTCTGTGATTTGTAGGTCTCTGTAGGTTTTGCCCCATTTGAGTAATACGAATCCGGAAGTTTGATTTTTAGGGGTGATTCCTTGAGAACTTAGGTCTGCCATCTTCTTTTTATCATTTGGGTAGATTCTGCCTTTGGTTGGGAGGAAGTACTGCATGGTTTCGATGTCTAGCTTTTCTTTTTTGGATAGCTTTCTATCTTTGTAGAGTTTAGACATTTGCCACCTCCTGATGCTTCTGGCATCGTTTTACGTTTATGCCGCTTGATTGAGTTGCGTTGTTTATAAACTGTAGGGTGACCTTGCATCTGCCGCAGAGTAGGAGTGGTTGGTATTGTGTTAGTTCGCTCATGGTTCCCTCATATTAAAAAAACTCCTATGCTAGGCGTTGGATCTTATGTTGCGCGCGCAATAAGAGAAGAAATATTGTGTCTTGAACGTAGTGAGCTAATCTTTGGGAATCATAGCTTGTCTCGTTTGAATCCAACGCCAGGGATCACCCCAAAGGGTGACAAGGTACTGGCGGTTACTTTAATTGTAACCAGCCCAGCACAGGAGTTGTCAACGAGAGATAAGAAGTGAGATTTGTACTTACATTATACCGTACATGCTTAAAAAATACCAGAAAAAAACCGCCTATTTCTAAGCGGTTTCTCCGGCTAATGCGATACGTCCAATCAACTGCTGCCGTTCCTCCTGTAACCTGTCCCATTCTTGTGCAAGTGCTTTGGAAGCGTCTCTTACGTCATTCAAATGGAGTTGGTTTTGTTGGAGTTCAGCTTGTAGGGTGAATAGGTCTCTTTCAATCATCTACACCCCTCTCCTTTCTTATGTACTTTATGGCAGATTTTACAGGGTTTCATTTGCTTAATCTCAGCGTTAACGTACAGCAACATCACAAACCCATATAAGCCACTCCAAAAGAAGTTGTACCTCAGCCCAATCTCAATCATGAAACATGCGAGCGACATCAAGCTCAATATCTGACCATACGTTTGTTTGCTCATCTTATTCAGTCCCCCTTATAAAAACGGTATTGCTCGCTGTTGACTCCGTAAGAAGTTTTTAGCGTTTACTGAGCCGTGATTATTCATATCGTATGGCGTATCTTCACCAATCACGTCCTTTTCTACTAGGTTTATGATTGAGGTGAGGGCTTTCTCGATGCTTGGGTGTTTCAGCCTTTCGTGCATTAGCTCAGCACCGTTTTGTTTCACCAGGTCAGTTAGTATCTTCTCTAATTCTT